TTAAATTTTATCCGCGTGGTGCATCAGCACAAATTTATCCCACAACTGTTCTTCTGTCTCGACATGCGCCGGATCTTTCACAATAGTATTGGGGATCGGGCACACCTTCTGGCAGGTTGGTGTCTCGTAGTGCCCTACGCATTCGGTACACTTATCGCTGTTAATCTCGTAGATATGATCTCCCATTGAAATCGCCTCATTCGGGCATTCGGGTTCACACATATCACAATTGATGCATTTTTTAGTGATTAGTAAAGACATTTCAATGGATTACCGTTAAATCATTTTAAAATCAGTAAGTTGTATCGAGTTTGTATGCTTTACTGTCATTAACTTACTGTATGTTGATCCAGTGTATTTAACCTTGATAAACTCAGTCCAGCAACACAAAACCGCAACACATTGCATTTTGTCCCGTAGAAAAGACTTGTATGTGTGAGCTTGTTTTCTGCGCCTACGCAGATAAGGATTGAGAATGCCGCGCACTGTAACACATAATCCGGATAGCCCCAATAATGACGATGTTTTAGCCGCATCTGAAAAATGGGACGCCTGTAAACCCCCCTATACCAGCGCACACATGAAAATCTGTGTTGCTGCCGCCAAAATCATCCTCGCTGCTTCCGGCGTGGCTCGCCGTTCCAAATACGAAAAAGAGAACTATCTCCGTATCGATTTCAGCAAAGCCGGTAAGGTTACATTTTACGCCGAGTTTCCAAAAAAGATGGGCCTCAAGGGTAAAAAGCTCGGCGAGTGGCCGGAGCTCGCTATCCAGCTGGCGCGCGAAAAAGCGCTAGGTATGGCTGACGGTGGCTTGCGGGCAGAGTCCGTACATGCAGCGCTGGAAATGTACCGGGATGACCTCAAAGCCAAAGTCGCCCGGCAGAAGCTGAGCCCGGACAGTTTCACAACCTACGGGGTGCGTATCGACCGGATTAAAGCAACGTTCGGCGAGCGTGAGGTGTTCAGCGACGTAACATACAATCGGCTGGTGGAAGTGCTGGACGAGTGGATCGCCACTCGCTCGAACAATAACGCCCTGGAGTTGTTTGCCGAGCTCCGTCGGTTCTGGAAGTTCTGCGCACCTACTCTTTGTAACGGTCGCAATGTTGCTGCCAGTCTGCCAGATGATTATGTTTCCTCCCGCGTACAGAAACCCACCCCCACACGGCTTTTTACCGATATTGAGTCAATCGCCCGGCTCTGGCTCAATGTTGCCGCCTGCACCTCTGTACACCAGAAGAATGCTGTTCGCTTCATGATCATCACCGGCGTTCGTCCGATTAATGTCCATAACCTGCGCTGGGACTACGTTCACGAGGAGACTGGCGAAATTGTTTATCCTGAAGGGGTTATCGGCATGCGAGGGGCTATGAAAACACAAAAGGCTTTCCGCCTGCCAATAACGCCGGAGATCCGGCGGATTATCGACGAGCAGAAAGCATGGCGTGATTCAGTTCCTGAGTGCAACAGGGATTATGTATTTTTGCAGCCGCGTGATCCAATGCAGCCATTTTCAAAACGATCACTGGATAAGCTAGTGAAAACATACAGCCCGGATGGGGCTGTAAAAGGAATAAAACATGATGGGACTGTTAAAGGGAAAGACGGTGCATTTAATACGATGTGCCGTAAATTCCTTAAGAGCAATGTTATTGCCTTGATGAAGGAAAGAGGCTATTCCCGATCAGACCGAAGGGAAATCAGCCTCCTTTGCCTTCACCACTCCAGCAAGTCAGATGACCCGATGGCAGAACATTACGACTTTTCTGATGAGATTTTGCAGGAAGAGATTGCGTTAAAGCGCGAAGCTTTCGAGGCTCACGAGCGGAGCATACTTGCGCAGGTGGCATTGCTACGGCGGCGAGGTTAATACCGGCTGCGACACTTTTGAATAAAAGCGTCGACATTGCGGCGCTCATAACGAACTACTTTTGCACTGAAACGAATTGGTGCCAGGATAGCCCGATGACGATGCTTAATATTCCACTCACATAGCGTTTTCTGTGTAATACCTAACTTTTGGCATACTTCATCCGGGGTGAGTAAATCGTCGGGTTTCTCGCTCATGCTATACCTCTCTTTTTCATGGCATCGAGCAGGATGTCCTGCACTGTTCGTTTTGAGTTGCGCCGCTCCATCACCATTTCGTCCATAGTGTCGGCAGCAATAATGTGGTGAATAAATACCGGACGATTGTGTCCGGCCTGTATCTGCCTGGTGGGGCCGATACGTTCAATAATTTGCTGATATTGCTCCAGGTCCCACCAGTGTGAGAAAAATACCAGTATATTTCCGCCGTCTTGCATGTTCAGGCCGTGGCCCGCGCTGGCTGGGTGTGCAAAGAGAACAGGAATCTTTCCGGAATTCCAGTCGCGCAGTGTCTGTGGATCCTGGTCGAGGTGACGACCGCGAGGGAATGCTTTAAGCAAGCGTTCAAGATCGTGTTTCCAGTGATAAGCAACCAGCACAGGTGCGCCAGCTGCTTCGGTCAGTATGCTGTCCAGCGCCTGTAGTTTGGTGTCATGCAGTTCTGACCAACTTCCGGTGTCGTCTGTGTATACTGCGCCACTGGCGATTTGAAGACACTTCAGTGTCTTTGCCGCGGCGTTCGGTGCTTCGATGCCTTCGCCATTCAGCTCGAGGAACATTTCCTTTTCCATTTCACGATACTGCTGACGGGCCTTCGGCGGCATATCCACGCGGATTACGTTATGGATGGGGTCTTTGATATCGAACCAGTCGGCCGCATCTAGCGAGAGGGTCACATCGGCTAATGCTCGCTGTATTTCACCCTGTGAGTGAGCAAAAGGCTCCAGTTTAGTCCAGCTCTGTCCCGGAAACTGTATCGAGTTGAACCAGCGTGAGGTAAACGCACCGTAAGTGCGCCCGAGACGTTGCCCTTGGTCCACAAACCACGATTGTCCCCACAAATCTACCAGGCCGTTCGGTGCTGGCGTACCGGTGAGATTTATCCAGCGCCGGACATACTTATGCGCCACTTTGCCCAGTGCCGCCGCGCGCTTACCACCACCTCGCAGCCGGAAGGATTTTAGCCGGGTGCTTTCATCTGGAATGACAATACCGAACGGCCATCGTTCTCCCAATTCTTCAACCAGCCAGACAAGGTTATCGTAGTTGATGGTGAACACGCTTGCGTTGCTGTTCGCCAGCGCCGTAGAGCGCGCTTTGGCATTACCAACAATCGGCTGCACCTCGATATTGCGCAAATGCCCCCACTTCACTGCTTCATCCGGCCAGGTGTTTGCTGCAACACGTAGCGGCGCGAGGACCAGTGCGGGGCGTGTTTCTGCCCCTGCCATAAAAAGATCTTCCAGCGCAGTGAGCGTTGCCACGGTTTTACCCATTCCCATACCTGCCCAGATGTTGCAGCGCATAATGTCGATTTGATGATTGATGATGAGATCTTGGTAGGGGTGAGGTGAAAATATAGCATAGTCCATGGTATTGTATCTCCATGAATGAACTTATGTAGTAATAGCTTAATTATTTATTTCGAAAGGAACAGTTATGACCTCAGCTTATACAGATGTCCAGCAAGAAGAAAATATTACTGATAAATTAGTTGTTAAATATGATGGTCCCGCACTAGCAGATCATAAAATAGATTTGGATGTTTTAACTGAGTCATTGAATGGACTAAACAACTTGCTTAAAGAAGTTAATTTGGTTGTCAATGGCACTAGTGAGTGTATTAATGTTGAGGTTGAGCCTTTTAAGGAAGGCTCATTTGAGTATTTGATTGATGTTATTCAAAATCCACTTGACCATTTGAATATATTAAGCATTATTGGGCTTGGAGGTACAACTGCACTCGCAGCAGGAAATACTCTCATTGACTTAATTCGTCAGATCAATGGTAGGCAAATAAAACGGTTGACTTTAACAGCGGAAGGAGACTGTAAAATAGTTATGGATGATGGTGAGGAAATTATAGCCCCGTCATATTTCCGGCCTTTACTTGCCTCACCAAGCATACGCAAATCCTTATCGAAGTTAATTCATAATCCTTTGCAAAAGGAAGGATACGAATCGCTTAAAATTTCAACTCAACAGGGGGTTGAGCTGATTAAGGTGCACGAAGATAATATTGAACCGTTCAGATATAGGCGCGTTCCTGTAGTGCAGTCCTTGTCTGAAAGGGTGATTGAAGAGGCTCTAATCACATTTTTGACTATTCATAAGGATAAAAACACAGGCTGGCGAGTCAACTATGGCGATGACACAATCAGCGTGTCTATAGAAGATACTGAGTTCTTACAACGTGTTAGTACGGGAAGAGAACCTGGTGTTTTTAGTGATGCTTACTGCGTTGATTTGCTCGTCCGTGAGAACTTGAATTCGCTGGACAAAACGTACATAGTTGTTAAAGTACACGGCATCTTATAGTAGATTCACATGGGGAGGGGGCTATGATTGCTTTTGCTTTTTGGCTGGCTTTTTTTAGCCTGCTTCCCGTACTATATTGGGTTCTTAAGATGGGGTTTGACCGGTTACGCTTTGCGCTTATGCCTAAACATCATCTTGTTCTTGAATGTGTTGACTCAGAAGGAGTTGTCCGTCGCGATGTCGTTGATGTCTCTTCTGATGATGAATTTTACAAAATTGCAATGAATGCCATTCGTGCTGGAAGATCAGTCAAAGGAGGGACGTTTGAGTAGCGCTTCTAAACTTGATAGCTACGAAAAAGTCCCTCTGATTTCTAATGTTGCTGCTGGTGGCATCACTGGTTTTTTAACATTACTGGTGTCCTCGTGGGACGGTTGTTTTCCGTATATTGGTTCTGATTTAAATACAATAAAGCCATTTCTTTTATTAATGCTTCCCAGTTGCGCTATGTTTCTGGCGCATTGGATAAAGTCGATTGGGTTTAAATGGTCCTTAGGTAGCGTTAATCGACAGTTATTAAGCATTAATAAGAAGAAAGAAAAAGAACTTCGCCGTGATATTGAAAAGTACAAAAATGTTATTTCTAATGAAAAGATAGAGGACTTTAAAAGTCAACTTGAACAAGTATTACAAGATCGTCATGATATTATTTCTAATAATTACGCACAGAAACTAAGAGAAAGAAATTATACGCAAGAAAAATATCATGAGCATAAACAAACCGCTGCAAATGATAATATTGAGCTGCAAAGCATACTGGAGAATCAGAAGTTCAATCAAAAAGGCATTGACTAAATTTTTATAATATCCTCTCTAGGTTCTTGCTATCCAGCACCACTACGGTAAAGCCCAGTTTTCGCAGACGTTCATGTTCGCGCAATTGGTCAGGCCGTGGTGGCTTGCCGGGAGATTTACATTCAACGAAAACGATACGACCACCTGGTAGCAGGACAATGCGATCCGGTACCGAGCGGTGACCGGGAGATACAAACTTAAAGGCCACTCCGCCAGCTTTTTTCACTTCAGCGACGAGGTGCTTTTCGATAAGGCTTTCACGTTCATAGGCCATCTGAATCCCACTCTTCAAAAAGCACATTCAATTCCAGTTTCTCTGCCAACGCGTTTTCTGCACGTGCGCCAGCAGAGTACTCCCACTCTTTGAGCATATAAATCGTATCGGCACAGCGAAGCATTGCGAGGCAGATGTCCATATACTGAGCCTGTGTCAAACCATTGGGTAAAGTTGCGGGGTTAAGCACAACATATCCCTTGTCCGTTAGCCTCTTTGCTGCGGAATGAAAAGCCGGGCGGTTAAATTGCTCGTAACCGCTCATCGGCCCGGCAACGTAAACGATCATTCTTCGACCGCCTTACGCTTTTCACGCATATTCTGCATCAGGCAAAAATCAGATCTGCGTTCACTCCATTCCTGATTCAGTTCGTGATGTGATTCGCGGTTGGCTTTTGCCCAGACCTTCGCTGCCCGGTCATATTCGCCGGATTGTTCAAGTCGCAAAGCCTCCCTTGCAGCCCTGTAATAAAGTGGATTGTCCCGGTATTTAAATGACATAGGAGTTAATCCTTACGGTAGTGGTACGCCTCAAAACCGCCAGCGTTCAGTGGGATATCTGGCGCCCATTCGGGGTTAGTGGAGAGAAGCGCGGAAAGCGCTTTATCGTTGAAATCTTCTGTGTCAGGTGATTCGGTGATCACCTCGTCGTGTACCGTCAGCACAATGCTGTAACCGGCATCTTCGATAAGCGGCATGTTTCCGGCCAGAACGTCGCGGGCGGCCGCCTGGGTGACGTTCTCCACCAGCTTTCCGCCGTAGGTTTTGAGTCGTTGCCATTTACGCGAATAAGAGTTAACACCCATGTAGGTGATATTCCCTTGTTCGATAACCGGAGACGGGTAGCATACAGCGCGTCCGGATGGTAGCTGTATGCGCAGCCACGCGCCATCGCGGCGGATTTTAAGATAACCGCAATACAATGTTTTTTGCGGTGTGGCGATTGCTGTGCGGACGGTGCACTCCAGTTCGTACCAGAAATCACAGGTCGCGGGATGCGCCCGGCGCCAGAGACGTTTAAGTGAGTCGCAGGCGATAAATACCCGTTCAGAAAGCCCGTAGGTCGATTTACGTTTAACCGATTCGTCGTACCAGCTTTTCGCCTCGCGGATAACATCGCGGGGAATGTTTGGCAGTGCGGCGTTCGCCAGCCCGTCGAGATCGAGACCGTAAACCAGAGCAAAAGTGATGAAAGCCGATACACCTCCTCCATAACCCAGACCGAGTTCCATGACTTTACCGATCTGACGCATGTGTTTATCAACATCATCTGGTGCAATATCGAAAGCTTTTGCATACGCCAGTTTATATAAGTCCGGACCCGTTCCGGCGTCGTACTCTCTGAATGCATTCAGTTTCCATTCTTCTCCCGCCAGCCATGCCAGCATACGGCCTTCAATGTTCGACAAGTCACTTACCACCAGCTTTTTGCCTGTTGGCGCGATAATGCAGCCACGTAACGCTGAACTGGTTAGTTCCATGATATTGTCAAACAGCAGGTCTGCACATCCGGCTTTCAGTGCTTCGATGCCTTCGTCTATTTGTTCCTGTTTTAGTGAAGGGCGGGGAAGGTTCTGGGGCTGGAATAGCCGTCCGGCCCAACGACCGGTACGTGACGCCCCGCAGAACTGTAGCGTACCGCGTAAGCGCCCGTCGTGGCTTACGCCTTTCATCAGTGCCTTGTATTTACTGGTGCTGGTAGTACTGGCCTGCAGGCGGATAGCCAGCAGTTCTTTCACGGCAGATGGTAAATCGGGGTCGGCAATACGACGTTCCAGAGTACTGCGTTGCATGTCTGGTAGCTCCACACCGTAGGATTCAACAATGTGCTTAATCAACGCGTCTCGTTGTGTGGCTGCCTGCACTTCGCCATCAGTCATTTCCTGTGTACGCTTTGCCAGGCGCTTTTGTTCCTGGTCTACCGCGTCGATCGCAGCGCGTGCGAGTTCCACGTCCATGCAGACGCCCCGGTCATTGATCTGCTGATCACGATGCCAGAGCGCCAGTTCTGTCCCCTGATAATTCCACTTCGGCAGACGTTTATAGACTTCGCGCATTGCCTCGATATCCAGTCCGGCGTAAGCAACAAAGCGCCGCCATTCTTCCGGGTGGGTTTTGCTGGTGGCCCGGCGCAGTTTGCTGTTTTTCGGGCGTGGCTTACAGAACAGCTGGATCAGCGCTTTACCTTCTTTGTCCTTCGCTTTGTCTTGCGGGACGCCTAGTACTTCGCAGAGTTCCCCCAGAGACCCCGGGAGACCGTGCGCCAGCGCCTGCACCATCGTGTCGCGCCAACGTTCGACTGGCGGTGCCAGTCGCGGCATTGCATAACGCAGGACGGTGCGGTCGAAGTGAGAGTTATGAAAATAAAGCAGGGTTTCAGGGGCTGCGATTGCTTCGTATAAGCCGTGTGGAATACCACCACCGGCAGTGATATCCCATACGTTTACTGGCCCGTCGTTGATAGCCCATGCGAACAGCATCACTTCAACGCCTTCGGCATACGCATGGGTACCGTTCGTAATAGGGATTTCGCAATAGGTTTCCAGGTCGCCCCATAGTATATTGGACATGTGTTTACCTTGGTTTTTATTCTATTAACTGATTAAAAGATTAATTATGCATATGATCCAATACTTGATTGACCATACAGAGCATCTGGAGAAAATAGCTGGATATATTTTTTCATGTTTGATTGTTATGGGAGTCTGGATAAGAAAGATCATTTTTAATTATAAGTATAAAGAGCCTAAATATGTCAAGAAGTTAATTTTATATTTAGTTAAGTATGAACGTTATCTGGATAAGGAGGATAAGAGTGCCATAGAAAAAAGAATAAATGATAAAATTATTCGTGATGCGCTGAAATTGCAATCTTCTTATAACCGAAGTGATGTTATTTACATTTGCAATAGATTAGAAAAAAGACAGTATATAAATCAGGTGATTAAGCTTCAGAATTATATAGAGAAAGATAACGGAGTGTTTTTCATCAATGTTAATTTTTCAGGTTTTTTATTTATTATTAGTCGTCTGTTTTCCTTTCTGTGTTTTGTGCTGTTTATCCTTTTTTCTATTATCTGCATTATTTCCATAGGGCAAAATGAAGGCCTTTTAAATTATCTTGTGTATATGGTTATGACAATAGTTTTAGAGACTGTTGGTTTTTGGATGTATGATACTTTCCCGTCTAAGAAGAAGATCTGTGAACTAAATAAAGAATTGAGGAAGATTAAGATTCCTGAGTGATTATGCGCCTAATCAGCAGCCCGGTATTTAACCGGGCGTCTATGAAGTAGGGTTAAATCAGTGCTTCAGCATCAGCACCTTCGCTGATATCGTCGAAATCGTCAGCGCTTGCCACTCCGCCGACAGCGAATGCATCGCCGTCTCGCAGGAACTGGACTCCGCCGAGTGAGGCATTAATGCGTTTACCGAAATTATTGTCCTGTGCCCAGATATCGATAACGGCGTTTACATAGCACCCTGCATAGGGACGTCCATCAGCCTGAATAAGTGGCGAACGATCGCGATCAAGAACAGCTGGGCGCGCTTTGTTAGCAGCATTCAGGAAGAAATTGCCGGGGAAGCCTTCATACTCTGCTTTTTCATCACCATCATGCAGGCACAGATTGAGTTTTTTCTCCAGTTGGTTATAAATGGGCTCCCACTTCTCTCCCCATTTTTCCTTCGCTACCTGCTTCATAGCTTTACGGATTTCTTCCAGTTGTGGGTGTTTGGGTGACATTAAAAATACTGCGGAGAAACGTGGATCGCCTTCGCCGTTTACAGTTTTAGCTTCAAACAGAGACGGGAAGGCCAGACGAACATTGTTCAGCTTCAGTTTCATGGGTATTTCCTTAAATCAGATGAGGTCTGCGGTTAGCGTATCGTCGGATACGTCGTCGAAATCATTTACAGGGTTGATATTGAGTGCGGGGCGTGGGTCTGACTCGGGAACGATGGTGGGTTTACCATCAGCTCGTGTTATCAGTGCCTCGACTTTTGACCAACGGCGCGGACTGGCCTTTTTGATAAGTTTTTCGGCTTTTGTGGGGCTAATAAGTTTAAAGTCGAATACTTCTTCAGTTTTGTACCTGAACTGGTCCTTCAGAAGTGCGCGAGCTGCCTCTTCATCACTCCAGGCCCGGTTACCTTGTTTTCCTGTTACCAGTTTAAACCCCGGTACCGGATGTCCGGCATTGAGTTCATTGTGAACCCGGTCCCGTACTGCCTTTAGCCAGGACTCAATAAAGTCGGCCTGGCTATAGATCTCCGCAAGCTGCTCAATGGTTAACAGAGGTACACGTGCGCTGGCATTGGTGATTATTTCGCTGACAGGCTTTGTCAGATCTTCAAAGTCGCTGGCCGCTGTTTGTAAATGCTGCATTTTCTGGGCAGTGCAAATAGCTTTTGCTTTACAGAAGCGGCACTGTTTTTCTCCAGGTATGAAGTTTTCCAGCGGTAGTGTCTCAATGCCTTCGCATTCAGCAATATTGAGAACAAGGATCGCACTGGTTGCGGCCTCCTGTGCTCGTTTACCGAAAGACTGAAGTTCCTGCACGGTTAACGACCATTCTGAAACGTGGTTGAGCCTTGGCTGGTGAATAAATAATCTTACAGTCTCAAAGTCATACAGCATGCTGAATTGTTCGAGCGCACCCAGAGCATACAGTTGTAGTTGCTCATTTTGTTCTGCATCAATGCGGACGCCTTTGCCATATTTCAGGTCGTGGATTTGTAATTCGTTACCAGCGATGATTATGCCGTCGGCAGTTCCGAAAGATTCTTCCACCCCCGTTATATGTGAGAAATCAACACGTTGTTCAACCAATAGTTCATTATTCTGTGCAAGAGTCCAGACCGTATCAACATACCGGCCAACGGCTTCGACCATTTCATCATCCACCTGTGGGCCAGATGTATCATCAGGATTTTCGCGAAGGGGGTATGAGCCGAGAAACATAGAAACATTGCATCCGGCGTAGTGTTCCGGGTGGCTTTGCCTGTTTCGTAGAACTTTTTCAGCAAGCGCGTGCGCTGCAGTGCCCTCGATTGCAAAAGTTGTTTCTTTATCCGGTTGTGTGGCCTCCAGCGCCAGACTTCCTGGGCAGCGCATCCATCGATGCGCTGATGATGGAGAAAGTTGTGCATGAACGTCTGGCATGATTAACCCTCCAGTGCTTTTTCAGCCAGGGTGATTACTTCAGCGAGATTTTCATCCGTTACTTCACCAAGTTTCCTGGCTCCCTGTTTTTCCAGAATTGCAATAGCTTCTGCCCGGTAACCCCCTTTTGCTAACTGGAGGATCAACCCTTCAGCTTGTTTGCGTAGTGCCGCGAAATCAATTGTATGGTCATCTTTGGCGTCATTATTCTGGCTGGAATTTGCTGCGTCTCTGCGTGCAAATTCTTCCTGCAGCTGAAGGTACTCAACACGGTTGATCTCGATATGGCCTTTTTTAAGCATCTCGTTCAACTTGCGTAAGGTGTGGAGTTCACTGGCTGCTGTGCCGGATACATTTTTGACGTAAAACGGCCCCGTGCGTTCTCCATCTTTGTTACTGGCCTTTTTCGGCTTAACTTCATCACGCCCATCTGCAGGTGCATCAAGTAGTTGCTCGGCAAAAGCACGTCGCTCGCCGATGGTTGGCAGGTCGTCCCAGAACTTAAGAATGTTACGGGACAGGTCCAGAAGAGCGGGTTTATGCAGTGCCCTGGCTCGTTTGACGCCCTGCAATGCGCTGTCGAGAGCATCAATCTGAACTACTCGTTTATCGCCTTCAGCATCACGGTAGGCAACAGCACGTTGCAGCATGTCTTCTGTGATAGGGGTGGCTACCGGGTAGAAACCAGCCAGTGCGATAACGTCGCTGAACTCCAGATCATCCAGTGTCATTGCCGCTGACATATTTTCAGTTTCAGTTGCTGTATCCCGACATTCCTGCACTCGTGAAATCGTGTCAGGATGCATAACAATACCTGATGCCATCGTGCGGATAAGACGTTCAAGCAGCGCATTATGTTGTGCCAGAAGTTGATTATTAAGTTCGAGACTGGTTTCTAAACTCATACTGTGGTCCTCGCTACAAGGAGAATGAAAGTGATGATCAGACCGAGCGCAGTGGCAACGGCCAGACCGGTCATCAAATCGAAGTTTTTACGGCGATAACGGAGAACATCGCGCCCCGTCAGTCGATAGAAGTGTTCAGGTTTCATCGGTTGTATTCCTTTTTTCATATCGGGGAGCGCGCTGTTGCGAGTGCGCTTTCAGACATAAAAAAGCCCGTCACTTGCGGCGGGCAAAGACTACACACAGCAATTACATGGATGATTCAGTTGGTATTGTGCGTACGTGGTACCACAAGGTTGAAGCGGACACGCCAGTGCGTTGCAATGGTATGCAGGAAAGCACCACATCCAGGGCAGTGCTCATAACATTCGTTGATTTGGTATCGTTTTGGCTTTGGTGTCTGAAGCTGTGTTTGGCAAGCAGGGCATTCACCTTTGAGCGGTTTATACGTTTTCACGCCGTTTCCTCATTCAGTTCACTTTGGTGGTTCGGCGGCTTCGACTTGTATCAGTAGACAGTGCTTCGCCGCACCCCAAAGGGAACTTACTGACCCGTATTGCCGACATCCTGTCCCGCCACGGTCCCGACGCATGGTTTAGAGTCGCGCCGTTCGACTTGTGGCTAAAGATACAATTTGAGTTGTATTGTGTAAACCACAAATGTGGTATTTTGTGGGGTGTGAATACTACTTTATTGATATTTAAGTGAATTTAATTTGTAAGACTTTACAAATGGGGTAAGGGAGGCTGTTACGCCTCCCGATATTTACGGTGGGAATACTAACGTTTACGGCGGTAAATACGGTGTTCGATCATTACACCTATGATCTGTAAGTTCATATCTGCACTACGAAAAATAGGGTAATCAGGATTTAGGGGGATTAATTCAAAGTCGTCGATGCCGATTCCTAATGGACGGTATTTTTTAAATGTAGCTTCGTGACCGTCGTTTTTGGCGACAACAAACTCCCCTGGTGCAGGACATAGATCAGGATCGATGATAACAATGTCTCCTTCTTTAAACTCTGGTTGCATGCTGTCGCCATCAATACGTAATGCGAAGCATGTTTCTGGAATGTCAGAGTCTGCCAAAATATATTCAAATTCCCCTGTCAGATCTGTTATGTCTCTTGCTTCTGTAAGCTCTCCTGCCTGAACGTAACTTAATATAGGTATGCGTCTGGTACTTATCTCCGCGAGAGGCATAATATTTTTACCGTTCAGTAGCCAGTCTGGGCTACATTTCAAGGCCTTAGCCAGATCCAGAAGATTGCGCGGCTTTCTGGTTCGTCCACTTTCGATGGATTCTATGGATTGTTGGCTAACCCCTGCAGAATTCGCTACTTCCACTTGAGTCATTCCTAATTCCAAACGACGTGCTTTAAAACGGGCTGCGAGAGACATGGGATTAGTCCTTCTGGGTTGTATTAATGTGTATACCCACATTAAAAACAATTTTTGTTGTATTTGACAAACCTCGTTTGTTGTTGCTAAATACCACTAAAATTGTATGAGGTGAAAGCAATGACCTTAGCGACCCGAGTAAAAGAACGACGTAAAGAACTCAAAATGACGCAAGTTACGTTGGCTGAGCTCACAGGAGTGAGCCAGCAGGCAATAAACAGAATTGAAAGTGGTGTTATTGCTCGGCCACGTTATCTTCTTGAAATGTCTATAGCATTGGATTGCGACCCTAATTGGCTGTTGTATGGCTCACAAAACGATAAAAAGGCTTAACCCATGTCCGATAGCAAACCATGGGGAGCTACGCCTGATGAGTGGTTTCATTTCGACCTGGTATTGGGGAGAACTGAGCATCTTCTCCCAGTTGTATGTAACCCCGGTGCGACCATATCCCCTGATAGTAAACTGAAAGCGCTGGGCAAGACGCCAAGTCGCTATAACCGGGACCGCCAGGTCACCGGTATTGCTCAATGGACCGGGTATGTTGTTACTGAGCATGATTTTGCCCGCTGGTCGAATGAACCGGATTATGGCATCTGCGTGCGTACAGGCCATGGCTGGCTGGCGCTGGACTGCGATAGCGAAGATGAAGACATTCAGGCAGATATTCGCAAAACGCTTGTGCAACTTCTGGGGGAGTTGCCGCCGCGACGCTGGCGAGCAAACAGTAATAAGTGTCTGTATCTGCTGGCCGTTGATGGTGATTTCCGTAAGCGTATCCATCGCCTGGCGGGGGATATGGGCATTATCGAGTTGCTGGCGAACGGGCAGCAGTTCGTTGCCTGTGGTACGCACAGCAGCGGCGCGCGTATTGAATGGGACGGTGGTTTGCCGGATGAACCTCCGGCTATTACTGGTGAGCAGCTTGAAACGCTGTGGCAGCGCCTGGCTGAACAACTCCCTGTGTCGGTAACCACCGAAGCGGGCAACACGAAGATGCGCGACCGATCAGCATTCACGCCCGGCGCGACGGATGATACAGCTGAATATCTTGATGCCAATGGCTGGACGCTGCTGGATGGCGCAAATGGTGAACGATATATCCGCTGTCCGTTTGAAGACGGCCACAGTAGCGGGGGCGATCCAACAAGCACAGCTTATTTTCCTGCGGGAACCGCGGGCTTTGAGCAGGGGCATTTTAAATGCCTGCATGCCAGTTGTGCGCATCGTGATGACGGAGATTTCCTTAATGCCATCGGGATCCGCAACGACGATTTCGAAGATCTGACCAGCACCGAAGTGGCGGAACCTTTACCGCTGCCTGCTTTCGAGCGTGATAAATGGGGGCGTATCGAGGCAACCATCAGCAACGCAGCCAAAGCAGTAGTACGCCCTGATTTTGTGGACATCGATATTCGCTTTGACCAGTTCCGCGACGAAATCATGTTTGCCCCTGCAGGATCCGGACAATGGCGAGCATTCACCGATGCGGATTATGCGCGCCTGCGCATCACGATGGAAAAGCGGGGATTTAAACCTGTTGGTCGTGAACTTATTCGCGATGTGGTGTTACTTGCAGCCGATGAACAACCATTCGATTCAGCGATCACCTGGCTGAACGGGCTGGAGTGGGATGGCGTGCCGCGCATCGAATGTTTCTACCATACGCACTTCGGTACAGCCAACACGCCTTATACCCGTGCGGTGTCTATGTACATGTGGACCGCGTTGGCGGGGCGAGTACTGGAGCCAGGCATCAAAGCGGATATGGTGCCGATCCTCGTTGGTCCGCAGGGCTGCGGTAAGTCTTCCGGAGTGGAGGCACTGAGCCCTGATCCTGCGTTTTTTACTGAAATCTCTTTTGCCGAAAAAGACGATGATCTCGCTCGAAAAATGCGTGGTCGGCTGGTGGCAGAGATTGGTGAACTGCGCGGACTTAATACCAAAGAGCTGGAGTCAATCAAAGCGTTTGTGACACGTACTCACGAAAACTGGATCCCGAAATACCGGGAGTTCGCCACCCAGTTTCCTCGTCGCCTGGTGTTCGTTGGTACCACCAATGAGGACGAATTCCTTGCGGACAAGACTGGTAACCGTCGCTGGCTCCCCGTGGAAGTGTCGAAAGTCGACGTGAAAGCGATAAAAAGAGATCTCCTTTTACTTTGGGCTGAGGCTCGTGAGGTGTTTCAGCGTCTGGGGGGTATCCAGTTCCGTGAGGCTGAACAACTGGCAGCGAGTGTCCATGAACAGTACACCATCAAGGATGCTTGGCTTGAAACGGTAGAGAAATGGCTCGACACGCCAGACCTGATGACTAATGAACTTCCGCGAAATTGCGAATTTTTACGCGCAAGTGATGTTTTGCGTGATGCGATTGGGCTAAATCCTGACCGCATCGGAAAACGCGAAGAAATGCGAATTAGTAATGTTTTGCAAAATTGCGGGTATAAGCGTGCCCAAAGGCGAATTGGGGGGAAAAAATGCAAGGTTTGGGAACCGCTGGAACCACGCGGAACCACCTAGAAGAGAAGGTGGTTCCACCTTGCAGACCTTGTGGCAAGCGGGGCGGAACTACTGGAACCACTGGAACCGCCTTTCTACTAGAAACCCCATATATATATATAAGTCGATTGAGGGAAAGGTTAGGAAAAGGTGGTTCCAGGTGGGGGCAGGTGGTTCCACTCCGCATTAGCAACTTTTTGCATGTTGATACATGCAATATGCGGATCGGAACTGCGTTATCCACACCCACGGATATACAGACGTAGTTCTCAGAAAATTTTTTCGTAGCAAAACGTAGAGGTCAGAGCTATGCGTAATATTCAACAGGTTTTAGAGCGCTGGGGTGGCTGGGCAGCGAGTGAAGGTGGTAGCGTCTACTTTCCTCCTGTTGCAGCCGGGTTTAAGAATCTGCTACCCGCGACGCAGTCTGGAAGGCTGAAATGCAGTGACAATGACGGTCTTATCATCAACTCCGCTATGAGCTGCTTGAAGAAAAAAGATCCGTATCTGTGCACGCTCCTTGAGTGGCATTACGTCCAGGCCATGCCCGTGAGGGCGATGGGTGAGAAGCTCGGCGTATCTCACACCCACGTTCTGAAGAGGCTTCAGGCGGCAGAGGGATTTATTGACGGTTGCTTAGCCATGCTGGATGTGGTGCTCGAAATGGATCAGTCGGTTCAGTCAAAGCCTCAGGCTATCAGGACTTTGCGTAGGAGCTGCTCGGCGGCATAATATCCAGCAATCAATCACGTAAGGGAACCAGATGGCTCTGATCAGCGTTCGCAACAGATTTGAAAGCTTCATGGAACAGAGGTACCCAGACCTGTCGTTGCAGGTCAAAGGTAATATTGGCGCATCAATGAAGGCTCAACTTGGCATCAGGATTGAACGAGAATTGTACAGTGAAGATGTTACTTACTGTGATTCAGCAGTTCAGTTGATGTGGACACTCTTTCAGGCAGGTGTTCTGGCCGAACGAAGAGCTACCAGCGTTACGCTTCCTGCGCTGAAGGCAAAGCCGGATAGCTTCTACGATGCGGGTTATAACGAAGGTATTCAGGACTGTCGTAAACATCTGACGGCATCAGGCATCAAGGTAAGATAAAAAATAGTTGTGGAATTCCAAAAAGCCGATTAGCCTGATATCTGTTGAAAACAGTTCATCACGAAGAGGCTCCCGCAAGGGGGCCTTTTTTAATGCTCTATTCTCAGTAAAAGTTAATAAAACAGGGTTTTCGTCGCGAAAAAACGCTATGCAGTTTTTGCCCTTTTTTATGCACCTTTTATTCACTCGAATTTCGTCATTCTGGACCACTTAAGTTGATTAAATAGGCCTTTCATCGCAAATCGGCACTGTTGCAAAGTTAGCGATGAGGCAGCCTTTTGTCTTATTCAAAGGCCTTACATTTCAAAAACTCTGCTTACCAGGCGCATTTCGCCCAGGGGATCACCATAATAAAATGCTGAGGCCTGGCCTTTGCGTAGTGCACGCATCACCTCAATACCTTTGATGGTGGCGTAAGCCGTCTTCATGGATTTAAATCCCAGCGTGGCGCCGATTATCCGTTTCAGTTTGCCATGATCGCATTCAATCACGTTGTTCCGGTACTTAATCTGTCGGTGTTCAACGTCAGACGGGCACCGGCCTTCGCGTTTGAGCAGAGCAAGCGCGCGACCATAGGCGGGCGCTTTATCCGTGTTGATGAATCGCGGGATCTGCCACTTCTTCACGTTGTTGAGGATTTTACCCAGAAACCGGTATGCAGCTTTGCTGTTACGACGGGAGGAGAGATAAAAATCGACAGTGCGGCCCCGGCTGTCGACGGCCCGGTACAGATACGCCCAGCGGCCATTGACCTTCACGTAGGTTTCATCCATGTGCCACGGGCAAAGATCGGAAGGGTTACGCCAGTACCAGCGCAGCCGTTTTTCCATTTCAGGCGCATAACGCTGAACCCAGCGGTAAATCGTGGAGTGATC